CGATACCTATCATCTTTGATTTGTTTGATATCGTTTTCAAGTTGTTTGATCAGATTTAATTGATCAGATTCCTCGAGTGTAAGAATTGTAGTCCGAAAAAATTTGAGTAGTCCAGATCGATTTGTGACTTATATTTGTGTCCACACTCTTCTGCGCCACACACTACTTCTAAGTTAGGTAACTTCCACTGATTACTTAAATCAAAAATATTTTCTTTTAATTCTTTATAAAATCTAGTATCATTTGTTGAAATAAAATCTTTAATTAATTGTGCATCAGTTTCAGTATTTGCACTATTATCGATTGATTGAATGTATAATACAGCAGTGCTAAGATTTAACTCGTTCATTTTATTATATATTTTTTGAGTTTCGTTGTCTCTTTGATTATCTGTAAAATCTTTATTTTTAGCAATTTGTATAATTTGTCTTTCTAAGGTATAATTTTCAATAGCAATATCTGACATTTGTTTGTAAGTCAACGGCTTTAGTTTAAAAGTAAGATCGTCAATTTTAAAATTATTTTCAATTTTGTAATTATTAAAATTTTCAATTAAAGATGTTAAACTAAGAATACTATCATTGTCATTACTACAACTAGGGCAAGTTGTTTTGACAGGAAGATCGTCAGTATATGTAGCAATACGTATTGCTACTAAGATATAGTCAATATCAAAACCTACTAATTTCCAAGGATCTGTAATGTCTGGTATACAACTTTTTATGACTTCTGCTGTTGCATTGCCTGTAAATAATGCATCAGGTGTTTTAAATAGTATCTCATCCATAGCGTTCATACCAAAAACAGGTATTGAAGAAAACTTATTATCAGCTATTACTGTGTGATCATAGAAATGACCTTGGCTAGGCAAGTCAATAAATAATTTAGGCTGTCTTTTATAATCTTGAAGAAAACTACTCATATAATCCTTTCCGATAAATACTAATAACTAACATACTATTATTTATGCTTTATAAAGTATGCATATTATAAATTGGAAACAAAATGGCTTCAGATGACCCAGTAAGTGAATTAACAGTAGGACAACTCCAAACCGCATTAGTTGGAGCATTAAAAAAATCAGGGATTGCCAAGAGCCAACAAACATCATCTAGTGGTGGTGGTGGTGGCACCAGCGGTGGCAGTAGCACTGACTTTGGAAAAAGCGTTAACAACGCCACTAATGCAGCTAGTAATTTTACTAAGTTTTTAACTAACCAATCATCAGTTGTAGAAAATATGAAAAGCCAGGCAAGTGTCTTGCCGCCGATATTTAAGTCATTCGGCAATTCAGCCGCTGATTTTATTGGTTATTTAGATGATACACAACGTACATTCCAATCACTTTCAAAAGTTGGTGCTGGATTTAATGGTGACCTAGGAGCTCTGCGGGCTGCAACTGCAAACACTAGAATGACATTAGACGTATTTGCAAATATGGTTGGAAATAATGCACAAAATTTAACTGTTCTTGGAGGAAGTGTTAACCAAGGTGCTAAAAGATTTTCTGAACTATCAAGAGTGATGTTTGAAGACGGTAAAGTTATTGCAGGTATGGCAAATTTAGGTTATAGTTTAGAAGAATCTAATGAAATGCTGTTGACCAATGCTAGTTTACTTGGTAGACAAGCTATGCTAACAGGAATGAGCGATAAAGCGGTTACTCAAGCAACATTAGATATGGCTCAAAATATTGCTGTAATGGCCGAGATAAGCGGTGAAAGTGCTGAAAAACAAAAACAAGACCTAGTTGATTCGCAACGTGATGGTAAGAATATTGCTGCAAACAGACGTATGGAAAATAGAGGCATCCATGATGCAACTCAAACAATGAATACAGCGTTGGTTTCTTTAGGACCATTAGGATCAGCAGCAAAAGCATTTGCACAAGACATGAATCAAACCGGCGTGCCGATGAGCGACATGACGAAAAACTTTAAACTAATGCATCCTGAAACTGCTGCAAACATCGAAGCAATGCAAAGAGTTAGAGAATCTAACATGACAACAGCACAAAAGAACAAAGAAATTGCTAGACTGTCAGACCAAGCAAAAGCTGCATTTGCAGAAGAATCAGTTGGTGACACACAATTATTTGCTGCATCAGTTGGCCAACTTAATTCTATTGGTGAATCTCAAGCTAAAGTTATTGCAGAAACTAGAGCATTCACAGAAGGTGTTGAAAAAGTACAAGCAAGAATGCAGGCCGCTGGTGAAGGAACTGTTAGCACCGCAGAAGCAGCTAAAATTTATTTAGAAGAAGCTAGAAATGTAGTAAGGGCTCAAACAGGTGGCGGCTCTGAAGGACAATCAATATCTAGAGAGTTAAACAAAGCTACAATTGAGTTAGCAAATAGTGCAGCAGATGTGCAAGGTACTGTAGCAAAAAATTTATCAGCAAATACAGTATTACAAAACAACATAGCAGAAGGTATTCGGGCTACAGTAGAGATTACAAGGCAATTAAGAGAAAGTTTTGATCTTGGTAATTTTATTGGTGATGATGCTGAAATGAATCCAATATTAACAGATAGAAATAATTTTACTGAACTTTTTAAAGGCGTAACAAATGGTAATGCAATTCGTGTAACACCAGTTGACGTGTTAGATCAAGCACGAGATGCAGACAAAAACGATTCACAGAATTCAGTTAGTACATCAGAACAAGGAAGTAAAGCAATCGGTGGCGGCGTAATGGAAAATGTTGCATACAAAATTGGTGAACTCGGACCAGAAACGTTTGTGCCTAACATGGACGGATCAATTATACCAAATATGAAGTCAATGCTGAATAGAATGCCAGATATGGCACAACAATTACAAGATCAGATGGCAACTATGGGTGCTCCTATGACAGAAGCGGCTAAAACAGCTATGGCTACAATGCCGCAGGGCGGATCTGTAGAAGAAAAACTTGACATTCTGAACCAAACCATGTTACAATTAGTTAATATAAATAACATGCAGAAAGATATTGGAAATAAACAGATTAGAACAATGCGCAGTGCGGGCAATTTAATGAGCGGATTAGGAAGAGCATAATATGAGTTGGAAAAAATATTTTACCCCAGTGCCCACAGGCGACAATCTAAGCGGTAGCTACGGACCAATAAGCGGAGGCGGTGCAAACGGTCGACCAGGTCCTGCAAGATCAAACTATTCAAGTTACTTACCAGATGTATACGTAGGTAGCCCAAATAGAGTTGAACGCTACGGACAATATAACACAATGGACAACGACAGTGAAGTAAATGCTGCACTTGATATCCTTGCTGAGTTTTGTACACAAAAAAATGATGAAAACGGAACTAACTTTAATTTTCATTATAACAAAGCAGCAACTAATAACGAAATTAATATTTTAGGTCAGTACCTAAAACAATGGTGCAAAATTAATAATTTTGAAACACGTATGTTTAGAACATTCCGTAATGTATTCAAATACGGAGATGCAATATTTCTAAGAGATCCAGAAACAAAAAAATTATTTCATGTTGATCCTGCAAAACTTACACGTATTATTGTAAATGAATCAGACGGCAAAAAGCCTGAACAGTACATTATCAAAGATGTAAACTTAAATTTCAAAGAAATGGTTGCAACATCACCGCATATTACAAACGGTAACATAAGTAGTCCTGGCGCAAGTTATCAAACTGGCGGAGCAAGAGGAATGACTGGCGGTGTTAATGTACCACCAGGTTCACGTTTTGCTATTGAAGAAGGCGAAGTTGCTGTCGACGCACAGCATGTGTTACACCTAAGCCTGTCAGAAGGATTAGACAATAACTTTCCTTTTGGTAACTCATTATTAGAAACAATATTTAAAGTATTCAAACAAAAAGAATTACTCGAAGATGCTATTATTATCTATCGTGTACAACGTGCGCCTGAGCGCAGAGTATTCTACGTTGATGTGGGTAACATGCCATCACACCTTGCTATGCAATTTGTTGAACGTGTTAAAACGGAAATCCATCAAAGAAGGATCCCATCAGCGACAGGTGGAGGCACAAATGTCATAGACAGTTCTTACAATCCTCTGTCAATTAACGAAGATTACTTTTTCCCACAAACAGCAGAAGGTAGAGGATCTAAAGTTGAAACACTACCAGGCGGAACTAACTTAGGAGAGATTGATGACTTACGATATTTTACTAATAAGCTCGTACGCGGTTTACGAATCCCTAGCAGCTACTTGCCTACCGGCGGTGATGACGCAACTTCATCATATAATGATGGTAGAGTAGGTACAGCATTTATTCAAGAATTGCGTTTCAACACATACTGTGAACGTTTACAAGGTCTTATTATAGAAGACTTTAATCAAGAATTTAAAAGATATCTATTAGAAAAAGGTGTAAACATTGACACAGCAATGTTTGACTTAGAATTTGAACCACCGCAAAACTTTGCAGCATATAGACAATCAGAACTTGATAATGCTCGTGTTCCAACATATACACAAATGAGTGCTATACCTTATATTTCAAATCGTTTTGCAATGAAACGATTCTTGGGCATGAGTGCTGAAGAGATTGCAGAGAATGAACGTATGTGGCGTGAAGAAAATGACGAAACATTAAATCAACCAGCAGCAGATGCAAGTGCAGAAATGCGTGGAGCAGGAATTAGTTCAGCAGGCATTAGTGCTGACATTAGTGGAGCAGAGGATATTGCACCAGATGACGAAACAGCAGAAATTGGCGCAGAAGCAACTCCACCTGAAACAGCAACAGGCGGCGACACAGCAGCACCGGGTGCACCGGCAACTGACCAAACGATATAAATAGTATTATGATATTAAGAGAATTATTTTATTTTGATAAAGAAACAATTGAGCCTGTAGACGACAATCGCTATGAGCCCGAATATGATGATTCAATTGTCAATTTTGACGATACAAGAAAGACAAGACTCACCCTACGCCAAATTAACCGTGCAAGGAAAGCAAGCGAGCTACATACAAATGAGAAAGCTGACGAATTAGATTTTGTTAGACAGATGTATGGGATAGCAGCGCAAGCAGCCGCTGCCGGTGTTTAATGGCAAAATTAGATAAGACCAAATATTCAAAAGAAGAAGCAACACGTTTAATGGAGATTAGACGTTTAGAAAAAATGTCTGACGACAAAAAAGAACAGTTTGCTAAACGTGCTAAACCAATAAACTTTGCACATCAAGAAATAGTAGACGAAAGTAGATTTGCTCACAATCAAAATACAGCATTTGTTTTAGGTAACGGTTTAAGTAGAAAAAGCATAGAGCCCGAAGAGCTAAAAAAGTACGGTCCGGTATATGGATGTAATGCTTTGTATCGAACATTTAGACCAGATTACTTAGTTGCGGTTGATGTTAAAATGATTTTAGAAATTAATAAATCAATGTATCAACATAAAAATCAAGTATGGACAAATTATAATAAGTCCTACGAAGGTCTTCAACATTTTAATTATTTTCAACCAGGAAAAGGTTGGTCAAGTGGACCAACAGCATTATGGTTATCAGCACAACATCGACATAAAACAATTTATATACTAGGCTTTGACTACAAAGGATTAAAAGACGGTATGAAGTTTAATAACTTATATGCTGATACTCCTAACTACAAAAAGTCACAAGATAGTGCTACATTCTTTGGAAATTGGTTACGACAAACAACTAGTGTAGTAAAAGAACATGAAAAAACTGAGTTTGTAAGGGTAATAGCACCAGATAATTATTGTCCAGAGGAACTAAATAAACTTGAAAACTACAACACAATTACTGTTCAAGAGTTCAAAAATCGGTTTGTTTTAGCCTGATTTTTTAAAAACGGCTCGTTTTGAGCCTATTTCTACACACTTTTCTCTATATACGTTAAATACAAAGGACAGCCTTACCATAGGTACAACAATTTATAGGAGAAAATAATGGCGAGTAATAAATTTGAAGAAATGCTCGAAAAGCTAGTCAACGAAGACAAAGCTGGAGCAGAAGAATTATTCCACGAGATTGTGGTTGAAAAATCAAGAGATATCTACGAAGGACTATTAGAGTCAGATCTAGAAGTTGATGAAACTACAGATGAAGAAGTAGATGAAGCATCAGACGAAGAAGTAGATGAAGCATCAGACGAAGAAGTAGATGAAGCATCAGATGATGACAAAGAAGAAGCTACTAACGAAGACTTTAACTTAGATGAGTTTGAAGTTGAAGGTGGCGATCCAGCTGATGACATGATGGACAAAATGGGCATGGACATGGACGGTGACGCAGAAGGCGGCGACATGGATATGGATATGGATGCTGAAGGTGGCGAAGGTGACGTAGAAGATCGTGTTGACGATCTAGAAGTTGCTTTAGATGATCTTAAAGCAGAATTTGAAAAAATGATGGGTGACGAAGACGAAGATGCTGGTGACGAAGGCGACATGGATATGGACGCTGACGGTGACGACGAAGCTGAAGAAGAATCAGTAGCGTTTGAAGCAACTGACGAAGAAGTCGACGAAGCATCAGATGAAGAAGTAGATGAAGCAGCAGACGAAGAAACTGATGAATCATCTAAATCAGAAGCAGAAACAATGCGTGAATATGTTGAAAAAGTAACAGCTAAAATGGGCGACAACGGTGCAAACACTAAGTCAACTGTAGCTAGTGCAAATGACATGGGCGGAACTGCTTCAAACTTGGCGCAGAATGCAGACGGCGGAAACGGCGGAACAGAAGGCGGACTAGCAGGAACATCTCCAAAAGATGAAACAGCTGGTAATGTTAACGTTCCAGGCGGCAAAGCATCAAAAAGCATGAAAGCACAGCCAAAAGGCCACGGCGCAGAGAAAAAAGGCGCAGGCGAAAGCGGAGCAGATAGTAAATCAACTATCGGTTCTTAAGGTTAAGGAACTTTAAATGATAAACTTACGAGAGCATCTGACATTCGACCAGGCTAATATAGTCGTTGAGTCTACCGATAACGCCAATGGGGGCAAAGATCTTTATATGAAAGGTATTTGTATACAAGGTGGAGTGCGTAATGCAAACCAACGTGTATATCCTGTAAACGAAATTGGTAGGGCTGTCAAAACTCTCAATGATCAAATCCAGGGAGGATATTCAGTTCTCGGAGAAGTTGATCATCCAGAAGGACTTAACATTAACTTAGACCGCGTGAGTCATATGATCCAAGAATGTTGGATGGATGGCGCAAACGGTTATGGTAAATTAAAAATTCTACCAACTCCGATGGGGCAGTTAGTTAGCACTATGATACAAAATGGTGTTAAACTAGGTGTTTCATCGCGTGGTAGCGGCAATGTATCAGAAGACGGCGGCAACGAAGTTTCTGATTTCGAAATAATCACTGTGGACGTTGTGGCTCAGCCTAGCGCCCCTGGTGCGTATCCGACACCAATTTACGAACATTTAATGAATGCACGTGGAGGAATGAAGGCATACGAACTTGCACAGGCAACTAAACACGACACAAAGGCACAAAAATACTTAAAAGAATCTCTGATTAATATAATCAGTAGACTCCAATAAAAGGAGAACATAATATGTTGGACGCACTTAAAACACTTTTTGAAAACGATGTAGTTTCCGAAGAAGTACGTGCTGAAATCGAAGGCGCTTGGGAAAGCAAAATCAAAGAGAATCGTCAGCAAGCAACTGCTGAACTTCGCGAAGAATTTGCTAAGAAATATGAGCATGATAAATCAACTATGGTTGAGGCTATCGATGCTATGATCTCAGAGCGTTTAGCTGAAGAAATTGCTGAGTTTGCAGAAGACCGCAAACAACTAGCTGAAGCTAAAGCAAAATATGCTGTTAAAATGCGTGAAGACGCAAAATTAATGCAAAAATTTGTTTTAGAATCACTAAAGACAGAAGTTTCTGAGTTACATGAAGATCAAAAAGCAATGTCTGATAAGTTCAGCATGCTTGAGAACTTTATTGTCGATGCACTTGCTAAAGAAATTGCAGAGTTCCACGAAGACAAAAAAGATTTAGCTGAAACTAAGGTCAAACTTATAAAAGAAGCTAAAAATAAATTTGCTGAAGTTAAGACTAACTTCATTGCGAAAAGTGCCGATAAAGTATCTACAATCGTTGAAAACACTCTTAAGGGTGAGATTAGCGCATTAAAAGAAGATATTGAAGAAGCACGTAAGAACGATTTCGGTCGCAAAATGTTTGAAGCATTTGCATCTGAGTACGCAACAAGTCATCTGAATGAAAATTCAGAAGTTGCAAAACTTATGAATGTAGTTGCAGTTAAAGACAAACAACTAGCTGAAGCAAAAGCATTTGCAACAAAAGCAAAAGTTTTAGCTGAGTCTAAGGCGAACGAAGTTAAGCGTATGGCACAAATCGCTGAGCGCAAAGAAACTATTGATGGATTGTTAAGCCCACTAAACAGAGCAGAACAAGAAATCATGACAGATTTACTGGAATCAGTACAAACAAACAGACTACAATCTGCATTTGACAAGTACCTACCGTCAGTAATTGATGGTAAATCTCCAGCGAAGCAGAAGGCAGTAATTACAGAAGGCACAGAAATCACAGGCAATAGAAAACAAACTAACGTTAGTTCAAAGCAAGACGATAATGTCGTTGACATTAGACGTTTAGCTGGTTTAAATTAAGGAGAAAACTATGTCAGAACTATTAGAAAGTCGCTGGCTGGATACGAAGAGCGCACTTCTTGAAGGCCTAGCAGGCACAAAGAAATCTGTAATGTCAGCTACACTGGAAAATACACGCAAGTATTTGTCAGAAACTGCAGGCGCAGGTGCAACATCCGCCGGTAACGTCGCAACTCTTAACAGAGTTATTTTACCCGTCATCAGACGTGTAATGCCAACAGTCATTGCTAATGAAATCGTTGGTGTTCAGCCTATGACTGGCCCAGTAGGGCAAATTCACACACTACGTGTTCGTTATTCGGATACAGTTGGTACAGGCGCAAGCGGTACTGTAGCTGGTGAAGAAGCACTATCACCGTTCAAAATTGCTGAAGCGTACTCAGGTGCGACAGCAGGAACAGCGGCAAACACAGCAGCACTAGAAGGTGAAGCTGGTAACAAAATGTCTATTCAGATCTTAAAACAGACTGTTGAAGCTAAATCACGTAAGCTATCAGCACGTTGGACTTTTGAGTCTGCACAAGACGCACAATCACAGCATGGTATTGATGTTGAAGCAGAAATTATGGCTGCTTTAGCTCAAGAAATTACAGCTGAGATTGACCAAGAAGTACTTGGTTCACTATACACATTAGCAGGAACAGCTGAAGCAGATACTCAGTATGATCAAGCTGGTGTATCAGGAACAGCTACTTTCGTAGGTGACGAGCATGCAGCATTAGCTGTTATGATCAACCGCGCAAGTAACAAAATTGCACAACGTACACGTAGAGGCGCAGGTAACTGGGCAGTTGTAAGTCCGTATGCATTAACAGTACTTCAATCAGCAACAACTTCAGCGTTCGCAAGAACAACTGAAGGCACATTTGAAGCTCCAACTAATACTAAAATGGTTGGTACTTTAAACAATGCAATGAAAGTATATGTAAACACATATGCTGCTGATGCACAAGACGTACTTGTAGGTTACAAGGGATCAAGCGAATCAGACGCAGCAGCGTTCTATTGCCCATATATCCCACTAATGTCAAGTGGCGTTGTATTAGATCCAACATCATTCGAACCAGTTGTGTCATTCATGACTAGATACGGATATGTTGAGCTAAACAACACTGCAAGTTCATTAGGTAACGCAGCAGACTACCTAGCTCGTGTTAGCATTGCTAACGTTAGCTTTAGCTAAGTCTTAAGTTACAAAATACAAAATAGGCGCTACGGCGCCTATTTTTTTGACTAAATTTTCTGGTTGACATTTTGTTTCAAATAAGGTATAACTTAATATAAACTATAAGTTATGAAACATAAACATTTAATAGTACGAGCAGAAGTAAGTAATCCTCCAATATGCGAACAAACTATTACTGATTGGGCCTCTAATTTAATTAGAGACATTGGTATGAAGATTATGATGGGACCTTATGTTAAGTATTGTGATATGAAAGGTAACAAAGGATTTACTTGCGTTACCATCATTGAAACATCACATGTAGCAATACACATATGGGACGAACAATCTCCAAAACTAATACAATTAGACGTCTATACTTGTGGAGAGTTAGACACACGAATAGTATTTGATGCGTTAGATAAGTTTGATCCAGTAAAGATTGACTTTAAATATTTGGACAGAGAAAACGAATTTATTCAAGTACTAGATACTAAATAATAATACAACGTTCAGGCAATTAGCCCGGAAGTAGCATTAGCGAAGGAACGCACTTAACTTTAACGAGGAGAGTGTCATGAATCATAAAGACTTCGAAATAGCTCGCAAAAAGAGAAAAACGGAACTAGCACATAAAGCAATAGTACGCAAAATGGCTGAAAATCGTCTATCTAGACCAAGAGCTGAAAAGAACATACTTAGTACAGACCCTAGATTACAAAAAATTTAATATTTTGGTAAAAAAGAGGTTGACTTTATATATAAAGTCTGTTATATTAAGTACATAAGCAACAAAAAAGTAATTAATTTTTGTTTATAGTGCAAGGAAGAGGCTCCTACCAAAAGAGTCGAACTTGACTGTCCAGGGGTGGTACCCAGGCTTGGTAGTAGAAATACGCTGAGTCACATCGCACTAACCCGCGGGGACAGGTTGTACGGTTTAGAAATGGTATTTCGGTCCGTGCTTGTAGGTGTACCCAAGTCCTACCTATTTTGCTTATATTTTAAAAAGACTCTTCGGAGTCTTTTTTCTTGACTTAAAATCCTTTATATTGTATTGATGATAAATACTTGTGTCAGATAGTGTGCCGCAAGGCGGACTTATGCTGTACCCACAGCGTAGCCCATAGAACGGGCATAGGACTACTATTATAGGAGAAAAAAATGGGAAGACCACTTAATAAAAGATTGTTTGGTGTAGAAGGCGTAGGCCCTACAGCAGGCGGAAACGAAATCAAAGTAAACTTTCATAACAACACAGCAGTTAAAGAAGGCTATATTGTAAAGCAAGTAGGCTCAAAGAAATTTGTATGTGAAGAAATTGAAACAGCAGGACTATTTACTTGTACGCTAACAACTGGTAAATTACCAGCTAACTTGGTAGCAGGTGAAATGTCAATTTCATTCAAAATGGACGATGCAGAAACATACACAGTAAGTAAAATTGCTGGACGTAAAGTTACTTTGTCAGCACCAAGTGGTACAGGTACTAACTTGTATGACGGCAAAAGTGTTCCGTGGAACTTTAGTACATCTGTAGCAGATGGCGCAGCACAAGTTGAAGAAGCTGGTGATGATAACACATTAATCGGCGCAGATGACGACGACTTTACAGAAGACGCATAAGGACTAACTTAATGGAACGACCAGTAAATGTTTTTTGGAATTTTTATAATCTTCTAAAAGATTTGGTCGTTTCTGTAAAACTAGGAAGCTCTAAGGCAACACCGCATGGTAGTGTTTTAGAGCAACTTAGCGATACAAAATTTAAAGTTACTGATAATAAAGGAAATGAAGGAGTATGCGAACTAGTTAATAAAAGTACAAACGATTTAGATGACAATGAAATGTCACTAATAGGTATTGTATTACATAGTTCAGCATTTGTTTATATTGCTTCAATTGTTAATAACTTAATGATAGATTTTAATAACAGTGAATATAGTTGGGACATACACAATGACTCAACAACAAATGTATTAATGTTAACAGGGAAATAGTAAATGTCAAAGATAGATAAAGTAACCGGAGGCAATTATAAAATTGCAGTTAGTAATGGTGCATCAGGTACTATTACTCTAGACACTACTGACGGTGCTTCTGCTGTTCAAGGAACTGTTATTGTCAATGGTGATCTTGAAGTTAGAGGAACACAAACAACAGTTGAGTCAACAGTTACAACTATTGCAGACAATATTATTACGTTAAATGAAGGCGAGTCTGCAGCAGGAATTAGTGCTAGTAATGGGTATATTGCAGGTATAGAAGTTGATAGAGGATCACTGCCTACAGCAAGAATTGTTTTCAATGAACAAACACAATATTTTACAGGCGGAACAAGTGGTAATGGAGCATTTAAATTACAAGATGCAACCGGAACAACTTTACCATTTACAACAAATAGTATAAACGCAGAAGGAGTGTTATATATTACAACTCCTGCAGCAAGTATTGATGTTAGCGGTACAGTAAACTACGAACGTAATATTTTTGAATATGCATTTAATGCTGTTGCAAACGATTTTATTATTACCGATCCTGGAAGCGGTAATGTATTAATAAACAATGATGGATTGGTTAATGCAAAAGGTGTTAAAGATTATGTAACATATGCTTTTTCAAATACACTACAACCGGGTATTGCTGATAATGATACAACATTAAGAGCATTAGATGAATCTACAACAGGTATAGAAAGTACAATTGAAGTAAAAGTCGACAACACGCTAATTGCAAATATATACTCTAATAGATTAGAACTAGCAGATTTAAAAATACAAAAAAATGAAATATCAACTACAATATCAGATGATAATTTATTTTTATCAGCGCCAGGAACAGGATCAGTTACAGTAAAAGATACGTTTGTAATGACCGGGTCACCATTTGACGATGACTTATCAGCTAGTCCGGCAGCGCCTGTTAGTGGAATTAAATTATTTTCAAAAGATACCGCCAACAGCGAAGGTAATGTTGGTTTGTATTATGTAAATAAAAACAATGTAACAGACGAATTAGTAAGTAGAAATAGAGCACTACTGTTCGGAATGCTCTTTTAAGGAAACAATATGGCAATCACAAACGCACAATTAACAAACACACAACTAGATGTTATTACAGTACCAGCAGGAAAAAGATATGCTATTACAAATATAATGGTATGTAATAATAACAGCGTTGACGCTGCAAATTTTGATTTACACTTTCTTCCTAGCGGAGTAGCATTAAACAATGCTATAACTAGAATTGTAAACAACTTAGTTTTACCAGCAGGCGAAACGTTTACTTTTGACTCAGAAAGAATAGTATTAGAAGAAGGCGACATAGTTAGCTTTGTTGCAGCACCTGACATTGGTGCAAACTTAACTAATCTTTCTGCAACAATAAGTTATTTGGAAGTGTAATAATGAGACTAATGAAAGCTCAAAATACAAACAGTAGGACCATTTATGGTAATGGTGTTCAGTATGACATTAACGGACAAGTAGTTATTGAAAGTACCAATACTATATTAGTGCCTAAAGGTACAGAAGCACAACGGCCAACAAGTCCTGTTAACGGGCAGATTAGATATAACACAGATGATGATCAATTTGAAGCATATCAAAACGGTGCTTGGCGAGAATTAAGATTTAAAGAACCAAATCAAGATCCAGGTATAACACAACAAAATTTAGGTAATGGTGATGCTGTAGAAACAGTATTTGGACCATTAGCAAGCGGTGATGCAGATTTTCCTGTTCCTGCCGCGGCGCAGAATGTTTTAGTATTTGTTGAAAACGTATTTCAAGTAGCAACAACAAACTATACTCTAGAACAAAGCTCAAGTGGTAATCTTGCTGGTCCTAATTCGCCATACGCAGACGGATGGTATTTAAAATTTGCATCTGCTCCAGATCTAGCAAAACCTATTACTGTACTACATAACTTTGACAAGTAATCCAATAAATACTACTGTATAAGGAGACATCATGGCAGTAGGTAGAATATCTGGACCGTTATTAGCAGCTAATCTTGAACGTAACGGAATTAACTTAAATGTTAAAAATACATTAAGTGATACATCTCTCCTTCATTTAGATGCAACAGCACTTAAATTAGGGTTTAATACTGATGTAACTACAGACGAAATACAAGTATCAGGCATGTCTCAAATGCCTAGCATGATTGCATCTACAGAATTAAAGATTGGTAATTTAATTTGGGGAAACGGAAGTAATATTAATTCCTTAGACTCGCCAATAGTATTACAAGCAGCTGTTGGCGGAAGAATAAATCTATCAGGGTTCGCAACAGATCAAATTGAAATTAATGATAATAGTATTAAAAGTTATAATACAAATTCAAATATTGATCTAAGACCAAACGGCACAGGTACAACAGAAATACCTACTAATTTAGAATTATTTGGAAGTTTACATTCACAATCTAACATTACTTTTGATGGTAATATTACAATAGGTAGTGATGATGAAGATACATTAGTTTTAAACGCAGAAATGACTAATGATCTAAATCCAGGCACAAATAATACCTTGAAATTAGGCAAGGCTGGAAAACGTTTTGGAGAAATTCATCCTGGTGTTGTTAATGGTCAAGTAATAAATTCTGGTGATATTATCGCTGGCACAGCGAGTATGAACTTACGTGTTGGTAATATATTTTATGTTAGTAAAAACGGAAACGATTCAGCAGTAGGCGACAGTGTACAAGGTCCTATGCTTACTATTAAAGCGGCACTAGCAAGAGCTGATGCAAGTACACAAGGACCAGTTGAAATACATATATTTCCTGGAGAATACGAAGAAATATTTCCTTTAGAAATACCAACTAACGTAAGTATAGTTGGACATAACATGCGTGGTGTTATTATTAAACCAACAGCAGGAACAAATACAAATAACTGTTTCTTAATGAATGGCGAAACAACAGTCCAACATGTTACTATAAAAGATTTCTTTAGTCCAGGGCATGCATTTAGTTTTGCAACAGATACAGTAGTAACCTCGAGATCTCCCTATGTACAAAACGTATCAGTAATTACAGCAGGCAGTGTAACAAGTGCAAGCGATCCTAGAGGCTTTGCACAAGGCGATGCAGGTAAAGGCGCATTAGTTGACGGAGCAAATGTTTTAAGTGCTAGTCAAGAAGCAAGCATGCTATTCCATAGCGTTACATTTATCACACCTGGAGTTGATGCAATTACAATGACAAATGGTGTTAGAGTTGAATGGCTTAATTCTTTTACATACTTTGCTAACAGAGGATTATATGCTGTTAGAGGAGTAACTGGTCATTTAAGTACAGACGGATCAACAACACAATTTGGAGCTGAAATTAGATCAATAGGTTCAGCAAATGTTTACGGAAATTACGGAGCAGTAGCTGACGGTGCAGATACTATTATGTATCTAATACAACACAACTTTGGATATATCGGAAGTGGTAAATTCTTAGACAATGATCCAAGTAGAGCAATACAAGCTCAAGAAACAAGTGAGCTTAACAGTGGAAATATTTATTTTTCATCAACTGACCATTTAGGTAACTTTAGAGTTGGTGATCAATTTTTTGTTGACTTAGAAAGCGGCGAATCAAGTATTGTTATTACAGAAGCACAAGTAAATGCACTTAATGGTATTAATGTTACAACTGGTGGATCTACAAGTATTTTAAACGGCGCACAAGCATCAACAGGCAATCTTATAATCACAAATAATACATTGTTTAGTAGTCCAGGAAGTATTAATGTTGATAGTGCAGCAGGAATAATAAACTTTTTAGACAATACAAATGTTACTGGTAATGTTGTAATGTCAGGAGATTTTACAATCGGCGGCAGTGCAATAGGATTTGGTAATGATGCTAATGATACAATTAGTTTTGCACAAGAAATTGATCAAAATATCGTACCAGACATTAGTGGAGCATATAGTTTAGGACTTGCAAGTAAGACTTGGAAAAAGGCTTGGTTAAGTGCAGCACAATCTGATGATGTTTTAATACAAGATAATTTTATAACAACTACTGAAACAAATAACGATTTAGAATTTAGAGCTCAAAGCACTGGCGCGGTATTATTAGAAGATATAGCTGTAGATGAAAATAAACTTTTTACTAGAGCTGATGATTTAAATTTTACTACAAATACTAATTTTAACATAGCAACTACAGGATCAATTAAATTGCCTGCAGGTACAGACGGTCAAAGAATCAACGCTGATTCAACCGGAGCACCAGGAATAGGATCAATTAGGTACAGTACAGATTCAAATAGGTTTGAAGGCCAAACTGTTAATGCACCAATTACATTTAATGGTGTATTTTCATCAAACAGACTAACTAGCGTAACAGCTGATCCTACATCAAACAATATTAGATTTATAGTAAACGGAGCAGTAGATGCAATAGATTCTTCTACATTAATGGCAGATATAACAGGCGACAGTATCTTATTTGGAGCTCTTAGTGTAGATGATATAAAGCTAGATGGCAACACTATTTCAACAGAAGTATCAAATAGTAATTTACAATTTGCTATGCACGGTGATGGTAAATTTATACAAAAAGATTTAAAAATAAAAAATAATATTTTAGAAATTACCGACGGCGGCCCTATGACATTTGTAACAGATGACGGGTATTTTGCATTTAGAGGCGCATCTGGAATTGTTATGCCAAGCGGTGGCAATGACACTAGAGGTCCTAATCCACAAACGGGTGATACTAGATTTAATGCTAGAGCAGATGTAAAAGCTCTAGAAGTTTATGCTGGAGTAGACAACAAAGAAGGTGAATTCCAGGAATGGATTCCGGCTACAGGTGCTGGCGAAAGTGTTACTATAGAGTATCAAGAAGATCAGGTTAATATTTGGTCCATTGTACTAGGATAACCTAACTAAAATTTCAAATACAACTAAATACTATTAATGCAAAACAGCGACCATTGTTTTGCAGTTACAAACCGCGGTCAACCAGCGATAGAAGCATAATGCTTGAACAGGTTGGAGGCACAGGATGCCCGTATAAGGAGAAAAAATGGCTGTAGGTCGCATATCGGGTCCGTTACTTAAATCGAATCTAATCCGAAATGGAATAGATTTAGCTTTTGAAACAGATCTTTTATATCTAGATGTAAATAATCAGCGCATTGGTGTTAAGAACTCATCTCCCCAATACGATTTAGACATTACTGGTACAATGAGAAGTACTAATATTAATGTTGACAATAATTTAGACATAGCAAATATTAATATAACTGGTAATACAATCAGTACCTCAGAACAATATTTAAACTTAGGTACTCTTGATAACATTGTTTACCAAAACAAAGCAAGAATTGACGGCATTGACATTCAAGGTAATGTAATAAGCACCAACGATTCACATTCAAATTTAGAATTTAGACCAAACGGCACAGGTGAAGTTCATGTACATTCAGATATGAATGTTACAGGTAATATACATGCTACTGGTAATATTTCTGCAGACGGCGACATTGTAATTGGTGATGCTGATACTGATAGCATAACAATTAATGCAGAAATAGGAAGCGATCTTATTCCTGACCAAACTGATACTTTTAGTATAGGTGAAGTAGGAAAAATATGGAGCGAGGTTCATGCACAAACTTTATTTACTGGACAAATAAACACAACTGATTTATTTGTAAGTGGAATAGATCTTACTCTTAGACAAGGCAATTTAATTTATGTAAGTGAAAACGGCGACGATACACATTCAGGGACACATCCTCAGGATCCTGTTGCAACTATTAAACAAGGATTAAGTTTAGCAACAGCAGGCGATACAGTTTATATTACACCAGGAGTGTACACTGAAGTTTTTCCTTTAACAGTACCAGTTGGTGTTACACTTAAAGGTGCTGGTATTAGATCAGTTACAATACAACCAACAGCAGGTACAAATACTAATGATGCTATATTACTTAACGGTGAAACAACAGTTGAAGATTTAACAGTATCAGGATTTTTTAGTCCGGGTTATGCATTTAGATTTGCAAACAATATTACAGTTACGTCAAGGTCACCTTACGTAAAAAATATTACAGTTATTACAGCAGGTAGTGTAACAACAGCAGAAGATCCAAGAGGGTTCAATCAAGGAGATGCTGGTAGAGGTATTCTAGCTGACGGATCAGTAGCAAATGCATCAAGTAAAGAAGCAAGTATGTTGTTCCACAGTGTTACATTTATAACACCTGGAGTTGATGCTCTTACAGCAACAAACGGTGTGAGAATAGAATGGCTAAACTCATTTACATATTTTGCTAATAAAGGAATACACGCACTTGACGGTGCAACAGGTTTAAAAGGCGATGGTAAAACACGTATTAGACTTAGTGGAATAACAGGCACATTTAATGCTGCTGATACAGTTACATTTACATCAACTGATGCAAGTACTGTTGAAACTGTGACAGTTGAAAGTGTTGATAATGATATACTTGTTATTGACGGGAAGAATACAAACTTTATTGGGTTTGACACAACTCCGCAAAGTATTTCAAACGGCGCAGGTGCAACAGCAACAGTAATAGAAAATGTAGATTTAGCAGACTTTGGTGCAGAAATAAGAATGATTGGTTCTGCATGTGTATATGGTAACTTTGGTATTTACGGAGACGGTCCGGGTATTATTGTATATGCAATTGGACAAAACTTGGCATACATTGGTAACGGAAAAGAAGTTACTAACGATCCAGGAACAGTTATTCAAGCAAACGAAGTAGTTGAATTAAACAACGCAAAAGTAAGATACAACTCAGTTGACCATAAAGGTGATTTTAGAGTTGGTGAATTATTTTATGTAAACCAAGATGACGGTACAGTTAGTTTCACAGCAAATGCACTTACTGTTGACTTAACAACAGGTGCAACATTTACAACAGGCGGAGATACTAGTTTTATAAACGGATCACGCATTGATGTTGGAAATTTAAGACTAACTGGAAATACATTATCAAGTACTGTAGGTGATATTAATCTTAATAGTAGTAGCGGAGCAATTAATCTATTAGACAATGTTGACATTACTGGTAACTTAGATGTTAGCGGTGACGTAACTATTGGCGGAAATATTACTATTGGTGATGAAGGTACAGATAGTATAGAAATTGTAGCAGGTATTAATAGTAACCTAGTACCAAGTAGTACAAGTACATTTAGTTTAGGAACAAATACAAATACTTGGTCAAAACTTTGGGTATCAGAACTACAAGTTGATGATGTTAATATTAATACAAATGTAATTACAACTACATCATCAGATGCAGATTTAGAATTACGTGCAAACGGAACAGGTAGTGTTGTAGCTGAAGGATTTACATTTGAAACAAATAACATTTCAACTACAGGTGATATGGTATTTGACGCTGGCTCAGAATTAATTAATTTTAATTCATCTGGAGCAATTAAACTTCCAACAGGAACAACAGCGCAACGAACAAGCGGAGTAGCAGGGGAACTGCGTTACAATAGCGAATTAGCAAGATTTGAAGGATTTAATGGAACTAATTGGTTTAATCTAAAAGGTGTTGAGGATCTCAACGGAGATACTAGAATCACAGCTGAATTGACAGAAGGCGCAAACGACGATATAATTAGATTTTATGTTAAAAATGATGTAGTTTTTAGTGTAGATACCAACGGATTTAATGCAAATCAAATTGAGATAGATAATATCCGCATAGACGGCAATGTGATAAATACTACGTCGGGAGATTTAGACTTAGTTTTATCACCCAACGGAACAGGCTCAGTTGTAATTGATAATTTTTCTATCAAGGACAACACTATAACACATACAGTACCTCAAGGCATAATGGAGTTCCAAAAAACTGGAGTTAATGCGTATTATAAATTCGACGGATCATACGGATTAGTTATACCAGTAGGAACATCATTAAATAGACCAGCAACGCCTGAAATAGGCATGATACGTTTTAACACAGCTGATCTAAGAGTTGAAGTTTTTGATGGTAGTATATGGACTAGTGTAGCAGGTTTGAGCGGAGCGGTTAGTTCGATCGACGCAACAAACATTGCAATTGAAAATGTTTTATTTATGGGATAAGGAAATATAGATGGCAACCTTTTTTAGAAATGAAGTAGTAAAAAACGTAGGAACAACACCAGTAAAAGTTATTGAAACTAATGGTGCTACACGAGCAACAGTAATTGGATTAAGTTTTACTAATCTTACTGATAAGTTCGTGTATGTTAACGTTGAACTACAAAGCCAGGATAGTGCAAGAGGATTTTATTTAAAAGATTCTATTCTTCCTTCAGGCACAAGTTTACGTGCAGTATCATCCGGCGAAAAATTAATATTAGCAACTAGTAATGCAATGTATGTATCGTCCACACTCGATGACTCAGTTGATGTTATTATTAGTTACGTGGAGATAACATAATGTATTATATAGGAACAACACCAACAGACGTAGCAGCAGGATTTATCAAAAGATACTTTTACGGACTACGCAGAAACGAAGATGGAGAATTGTTTTTACAGCAATTAGACCAGTTACGTCTTGGACAAGAAAATGTTGTCATTGTTAACGATCTTGGTATTGCATCAGAAAACTATCCGGACTTTGAAGAAGGTATTGACTTCCTTGATGGTATTGATATTGATCATGAACAATTATATCCAAACTTACGTTATCAACAGTTCAAGTGGGAAAATAGAAGTTTATTATATTACATTGAAGAAGAAACAGGATTTTTTGTACAAAGAATTTCAGAAGCATATACTTACCCAGACAAAAACAGTTCTCCGGCTTATGGAGAAGGTAACGATGAAAACGTGCTTACACAATCGAGCAGTGAAAAGATAGGATACTAATATGGCAGAGTTTAAGTTAGATAGATTTAAGTATACGTGGAAAGGGCAATGGGCTCTAAGTACAGAATACTTAAAAGATGATGTTGTTTATAATGGTGGTAAAAGTTATGTTTGTATTGTAAGTCATACTTCAAGTACAGAATTCGGAACAGATCTAGCTAGAATATTACCAGGATCAAATCCTCCAGCTCCAGCACCATACTGGATTGTAATGACCAGTAGTAAAACGTTTAGCGGCGATTATGAAATTGGCGTAGAGTATATACCTGGTGAAATAGTTTTATTCAATGGTAAATTACATTTATGTATAAAACCACACACTTCAACTAACTTTGCAGATCAAACAAGCAAATGGGAAGATTTTGGAGACGGAATAGACTTTGTTGGTCCATGGGTTTCTGGTACAGGTTATGGAGAAGGCGCATTAGTAAGATATAACGGTATTGTATATCGTTGTAAACTAGCACACGATGCAGGCGCAACACTTGAAGATAATATAAGTGCTAATCCTAGTTTTAATTGCTGGGATATTTTCCATCCAGGAAAAGAATGGCGCAGTGCTTGGTTAACAAATACATTATACAGAGTAAATGATCAAGTTTCATATGGTGGCGCAATATACGAATGTAATACTACGCACACTTCTGCAGGCAATGCAATTGATAATACAAACTTTACAATTACATTTCCGGGTACAGGATTTAAAAATGAGTGGGATTCACTTTCTGTTTACTCCGTTGGTGATATTGTAAGATATGGCGGATTTTTATATAGTGCTATAAACAACAACCAAGACAGTCAGCCTAGTTTAGTTACAGTGCTAGACGCACAAGGAAAAGTTGTATCACAAGATTTAGGTGGCGACTCGACTATTAACTGGAGAGTACTAGCCAAGAGTAACGATTTTGCAGGTGACTGGGTATTAGGAAGCGAATATCAAGCAGGTGATATTGTACAACGTGGTGGTTATTTATATGAGGCAGTAAGAGATGTAGGTTTACAAGACGGTAAAGATAGTGCAAGTACTGACCTTGATCCAGAAGTATGGAACTTACTTGCAAAAGGACAAAGATGGAAAGCTAACTGGAAAACAAATACTTACTATTCAAGAGGCGATGTAGTTTATTATCTAGGAAGTACATACACTTGTAACTTTGAACATGCATCAGACTTTGAAAAAGCTCCAGGTGATTTTGCTGTAGGTATATACAACTATTGGGATTTAACTGTACAAGCAGGACAGCAAGCAGCACTTACAACAAAGGGTGATTTGATAACTTATGGTGCTTGGAGAAAAGACAATTACGAAGACGATAGTACACTTGGCGATGCAAGAGTACCAATTGGTGAAACAAATCAAATTTTAAGTGTTACAGCAGAACAAGAAGTATTTTGGCGTAATAGAGATTTTGAAAACCAAGTTGTGTATGTAGGATTAAATGGTAAAGACCAAGACACATATGGTAGAGAACCTGAAACACCATTCCGCACAGTAAGACATGCGTGTGAATGGATCGAAGATAATTTTAATCCTCTAGTACCAACTAAGGTAGCTGTGTCAGCAGGAAGATTTGAAGAGATAGGTCCAATTGCTATTCCAGCAGGTTGTGTTGTAATGGGAGATGAACTTCGTGCAACAACTATTGCAGCCACAGGACCAATTGCAGCGTATCAAGACGATACAGCCTTTCATAATAATATTATTTCGCACTTTTTAGGCATATCACAAAAACTAGTTTTGAACCAAGAAATAGATTCACAAAGCGGAAATCCAATTGAACAAAAAAGAAATTTACCAGTTGGATCAAACGATGCTTTTGTTTTAATGGGTGCAAGAAAATTAGATTATTTTAATAGAATTCAATTTATTTCTGCAAGTGGTGCTACAAATCCTACAATGAGTGGTACTAATACTTTAAGTACTGACGAAGGGTTAGTAAATTCTGCAGCTATTATAGAGCAAAATAAAGAATATATTGTGCAAGATTGTTTTGGATATATTAGAACAGTATTCCCAGATTTTGACGGTGACCTTCTGCGTATTAGAAATGATGTGCAAAGTTTCATACGTGCAATGATAAGAGATTTAAAATACCCAGGAACATACGGAACAATAAACGCAGCTAACAGATATGCAAGAGCTATAACAGGTTCTGGTACAACAGACATGTTCTTAGTAAGAGATACAACAGGCTTGCGTCAAATGACTATTGAAGGACTAACTGGCGGATTGAATCCTCCAGGAGTTTACGACATTTATCAAAGACCAACAGGTGGTGCATGTGTTGCACTTGATCCAGGTTGGGGACCAGCAGATGAAAGAGTTTGGATTGCTAACAGATCACCTTACATTCAAGGTGTTACAAACATCGGTGAACGTTGTTATGGTAAAAAAGTAGACGGTGCTTTACACAATGGCGGTAACAAGTCAATGACATCAAATGACTTTACACAAGTACTAAGTGATGGTATTGGCGCACACATATTAAACAATGCACGAGCTGAGCTTGTGTCAGTGTTTACGTACTATTGTGCAGTTGGATATCTAGCAGAAAGCGGCGGAGTGATACGTGCTACAAACGGTAACAACTCATACGGAAGTTTTGGTGCTGTGTCAGACGGCAACGATCCTCTAGAAACTCCAGATGCAGGAACAGTAAACAACAGAGTAAACGAAGCTATTGTTGAAAGTGCATTTGCAGGCGGATCTGCAGATGAATTATTCTTATTCCAATATTCGCATACTGGCGAACAATACACAGAAGCTACAGCAACTATTGTTGGTGCAGGTGATGACGCAACAGTAGAATATGTTGATTTTAGAGATGGCGGCGTCCATGAGCCAAGACTTATTAATACTAAAGGTTCAGGTACTGAAGGCGGAAGTGGATTTAAAGTTATAGCAAGTAGCGCACAAATTACAGTTGATGCATCAGATAGAATACGTTTGAATGCTAACGATCCAACACAATTTACAGCAGATGTGCAAGGCATGCGTGTTATTATTACAAGTGGTCGAGGTGCAGGACAATATGCACAGCTTAACGTATTTGATAGTGTAACTAGAGATGTAACAGTAACAAAAGAATCAGACGGTACAGCAGGTTGGGATCATATTATTCCAGGTACGGACTTGGTGCCAGATTTTGACTCAACTACTAACTATAGAATTGAAGCAAGTATTATAGCAAGTCACCCAGGGTTTGTTTCAACAAACGGAGATTTACCAGCCGCAAGAGAATTCCGCGGAGCAACTTGGGGATATCAAACTGTTGATTATACAAATATTACTGTTGGAATTGGAACAGGTGAAACTTTTGATGACGAAGCTGTAGCTGCAAGATTTAA